GCAGCTTCAAAACGAACATCAGCCATTGCAGCAGCGTCAGCTACTGCACTTGCAAATACATCTTCGTCTTTAACTACTCCAGCTGACGTGTAAATTCCTACGTTGAAAGTACACGAACCGCCTAGTGTGTCTGAACCAATAAATAGTTGAGAGACAACAGCGTTGCTAGGGATCGGTGCAAGCATAACAATATCATTGTCATCACTATCTCCAGCAGCAAGTGCAATTGTGCCTTGAGCTACACGGACTACTCCGCTTAGCAATGCAGCACTGCTCTTTACTGAAGGAGTTGCTTCGAAATTAGCCACTAAATCTGAGTTTTTAGTACCCATAATTATCTCCTATCTATTATTCGTTGCACGGAATTTGGAATACTTTTACTTCTTCCATTCTAGTCGCACCAACTGACATACAGTAGTAAACTTGAGTAGAGTAATTTTTATCATTTCTCTCATCAATTTTAGCTGTGATGTCCTTGCCAATAGCAAGTTTGATAGCGTCTTGAGTGAAGGCAAAGCATAGCCTGTCATCCGTATTGGTTGCATCAAGGCTCAATCTGTTTGACGTGATAAATTTGAATCCTAAGAAAGAATCAATATCACCTTGAGCTAAAGCCTTAACGGTATTGAAATCACTAGACTTGATCTCTGTAGTAGCCAACAAATCAGAAATTTGTTGTGGACCACATACGATGTATCTAGGGATTGATGGATCAACACTTTGCAAGTCAAATCTTTTCTTTGCAGATAAAAGCTTTGCAATTGTTAGTCCATCTGATTGGTTTGATGTTGCAAACTTACTTGCAGCAGGTAGTGAAGTTGATGTTCCACCTGACGTGCCAGTAAATGCAGTGCCGCCCAAAGCTGTAATGATAACGTCATCAATAGCCCTGTTCATCGCAGCTGCTGCTGCTTTGGCGTAAGAGCTTGTTGGATCGATTAACATTCTAACCTTGTCAACATCATCAATTAGATCCGCCCAAACGTAATCATCGAGTGATACACGTCTTCTTGCGTGTGGTGTATCTAGTTGAGGTGTATCAGCGTGTCTTGACGTTTTAAGAACAGCAGCTCGTGAGCCAACTTGTTCAAAGAACGCATTTTTACCTGTTATACTCTCAACATCCACAGCACCTCGCAATTGCGAACCCATCTGTTGTGACAACATTTGTACGTTAGCAGAATACTGCTCGACAAATGCCGTTGTAATTTGTGAACTCATAGAGTCCTCCTTCTTTACAATGTTAAGTTAAAAAAAATCAGAAAATTATCCTTACGGGTTCTCTTACATTTTACGATTGCTCATCGGCTGATCTATACTCAGCTGTCAAACAGAGTCCTAGTATTTGGGTTGTTCTGTTAAATCTGGGTGTGCCATTTGTCTTAATGCAAAGACTTCATCCACTGCGGCCTGATGATTAGGATGTAACTTATCCCAATAAGCAGTGCCTGGCGCAGTCAGTTTATTAATTTCTGACTGTGCTTCTTGTGGAGTCATAGCACCTGTAGCTGTTTGGTCAGCAGTAATTGTGTCTTCAGAAAAATTACTGGCTAGGTTTGTCAATGCTTTGATAAACTGTGCATTGTTGCCTAGCAGTGATCCATCTTCTAACTGTACTTGCGCCATATCACTACCAAAAAATTTATGAAAAACACCATTTGCTTCAGCTATTTTTTTATCAAAAGCAAGTCCGTATTCTTGCCTTAAATCTTGTTCAGATGTAAGCCTATGTGTTTCTGACGCTGCAGAGTTTGTTTGTATAGTTTCTGTTTCTAATTCAGAATACCAATCTAACAAAAGCTGTGCTTGATCTGAATTTAATCCAGCTCTATAAGCAGCATCTTG